AAACATGCACCTGCTCATTTATCAACAACTCAAGTACAAGACAAATCGACCCTTCGTCTTGATGCTCATGGACAACCAAATTTACTCATTACAAGAACTGAAAAATTCGGAAAAGTCTTTAAAAATACTATTGATCCTACAATTTTAGAATCAATGGAATCTGATTTAAGTCAATACTATATTGAACAATTTGAAGACAAGAATATTGGAATATCCTCTAATTATGAAATTCTTAATGGAAATCCCCTTGATACCGACTCCCATCCTCTAGATATGCGTACTTCTGCTGGCATTCCATGGGCACAAACTAGTAAAGGTCATGCTCACAAGAAAGAACATTTTATAAAATATCAACATGATACCGACGGAAATATTTATCGCGAATTTGATTTTGGAAATCCTGATACTGTAGAATTGTTCAAAAGTATAGAAGAAACTGAAAGACTTGCAAAACTTGGATTTAGAACCCTTTCAATTAATAAAGATTGTTTAAAAGATGAAGTTCGCCCACTCAATAAAGTAGATAAGCCTAGAGTTTTTAAGAATGTACCCTTTGATAAAGTTATCTTGCTCAAGAAATATCTCGGAAAATTTAAAACTGAATGGACAAAATTTCAAGGAACAATGTTTCACTCTGTGGGAATAAATTCAACCTCTCCTCAATGGGCAAAACTTTATAATGATCTAAAATTTAAAAGTAATCTCGGATGTGATGCTGACTTCGGAACCTTTGATGGAAACCTTCGACCAGAATTCATGGATATAGCCTGTAGGATTATTCGTAATACTATAGGTTCTAGAAATGGAAATGATCCGGAAATTGATAAGATTATAGAAATACTCTTGGATGAAAATGTAAGATCTATTTCTGTGTCTGCTTTTACTGTTTATATGGATGAACATGGAAATCCTTCGGGATCTCCTATGACAACTATTATGAACTGTATGGTCAATTTCTTGTATCACTGGTATTGTTTCATCAGAATTACTGGATATCAGGGACTGAATAAGTTCCTGGATGCAGTAACTCTCCGAGCCTTTGGTGATGATGTCATTTACACTGCCGATATTGCTCTTGGATATACTTTTGCAAATGTTTCCAAAATTATGATTGACGAACTCGAACAAGATTACACTGATGCAACTAAAAGTTTAGAAGGTGCAACGAAACCTATCGAAGAATTATCATTCCTTAAAAGAAAATTTAAAGTTATATCACCTAGCATTGTATTGTGCCCCATTGAAACGGATTCGATTGAAATGAGATTTAATTGGACTAATATCTCTCCTAATGATGTTATGACTCATAAAGAATTAATAGAAGAAGGCTTATTAGAAGCTGTAATGCATGGAACTGAATATTTCAATAAATTTGCAAAAGCTTTACAGAGGGGTATCCGTAATTGTCAACTTAAGCAGGATATTCGTGGATTTTATCCAAAATATTCTGATTACTACCAATACCTAATGAATAGATATCAGTAAAACGTTGTTGGCCCCCTGTGAAAAATTAATACTAAAGATTATCATGGATTCTTCAATGAAAACAGTTAATTCAGGTACTAAGTACCACAACCAAACCGATACCCTTGTAAACGAACTTCCTTCGAATACTTCTCGTACCCTATCCCATTCTCAGTTGATTCATACAACAGAATCAGCTATCTCAAATCAAGCTATCGATGTTTCATTACCTCCTGGTGCCATTGATGCTCGTTTCGTGCGAACATTAATGACACCATCTGGGATGAAGCCAGTAATAATCCTTACTGACGAAGATATAGATCTAGATGTCCAACATGATTATGTTCCTGGAGTTTGTCTCCCAGAACAGGGTCATGTATGGTCAGATAGATTTGAATCTGCGTCAGAGGGTGGAGAACCCGCAATTTCAGAATCAGTTGCGTTTTCTCAAAGAACTGGATATTATATGTTACCTTTTAAGTATTATAATTCCCATGTTTTAGTTAGATTGATTTGTAAACCCGCTTTTTCCCAAGCTCAATCTTATTGGGTTTCTAGATCGTTTGACGCTTTAGCTTTTGGTAATAATCGACATATTAATGAAATTGGCTTTAATTGGTTACCCTCGCTTGCTAACGAAATTTTTGTGCTTATGCCTTGGTCTGATCCTAATTATATAGTAGAAACAGATGCAGACCCAGCTGAAACTTTTGGTTATTTAAATGTTAGAAATCTTACTAACCTTGTTACATCAACAGGAAATGATGTACCATTATCTATTTCATATTATTTTGCACCCTATAAAATGTATACTTATGTTCCTCAACCTGTTACTACAACACCTCCGACTTTATTATCTGGAGCTATAACTATTCTACCTCAAGATGCTAATTGCCCAGCCGGAACAACAGTTAGAGGTGATATAGAAATTTTCGAACCAACCTATTTAATATTAAGAACTTATTCACTACAAGTACCAGCTTTACCAACTTCAGAAGTTGGTGCAATACTCGTTGATTCCACTATGATTGGTGAATTTGGTTATTATTCTAGTAGTTCTGGTACTAACTTAGGAAATGCTAGAATTTCTCCCGTATTATTTCAACCCGGCACTTATCCTGTTGCTACTACTGCTACTTTAGCAGGAACTGCTTATCAAGATGAGGTTGCAATTAATTGGATTAATATAACAGGTCAAATTCCTACCTATACCCCTCTTGCTACCGGAACTCTACAAATAGATTCATCTCCTCAAACTAAAGAAATTCAGAGGGGTGAATCTTCACATACTATAGTTTTCAATTCTGTACCTGATCATATAGATCTTAATATTGAAGATGCTTCAATGTTTAAAAATATGGCTCAAATTGCCAAACATACTGTAGTTTACGAAAATTTACCAACCCATATAGAACTTAATCCTAAAATTGCTAACCCAATTTCCCAAGTTTGTAATGGCTTTAATATGTTGACACCAAAATTTAAAACTAGTTTTAGTACTTGTGTAGTTTCACAGAGCCCTGATCTTGTAATGTATACTCTATATCATGAAAATGATGTAGTGTTTGCGACGTTTGCAAAATCAAAGGCTCTTGCTAAGTTAAGTGGTTATAAAGCAATCCTTGACTACTACGTTAAGCGTAGCAAAAGACAGGAATGTGTTGATGACCTATTAACTTTTGGTACTGAACAAATATTCGAATATCAATATAATTCTAATTCTGAAAAAGCTAAAGAAACGTACGGAAAAATGTACGATAATAATCCTAGAGAAGATCATCATAATATGTTCCTTCAGGAACTTGAAATTTCAGCAACAAATAAATATGTACCATTTAATTTTAATTTAGATTTATCAGTCGTTGCAGCAACATACCCATATGTTAATACTAGAGAATATCTTAGACATTATCTTAAATCACATATGCCAGTTATTACAATTAAATCAAACAAAAATCCTTTCTCAAATTTACTTTGTAGGCTTGTACAGGGAACCTATTCTAGCTATGAAGATGTTATGCAACTTCCTGGTTCAGAGTGGGATCCTACCCGTACAAATTTGCAAGTACAACCC